TTCTTCATAGATTTTCACGCTTTCAATGTAGCTTTCTTGAAGTGCTTCATTAATCGCTTTTATTTCGCTTTTACCATCCGCAACCTTCACAATAAATTCTACTAATTTGGCACCGTATAATGTCAATAAAGTAACGCCCAAACTTAAAGCAGTTCCAACGCTTAAAATATTTGTTGCAAGTTGTTTAAATAATCCTGGCACTTGCTGACCTTCTGCCCTTAATGCTTTAATCTCTTTTTGAACTCTGCTTATTTCATCAAAGAAAATAGGTAAGTTATTTGATAATGCAAGAAATCCAGTTTGAACTGAGTTTGTAAACGCTGGAAATTCTCTTGTTAATTGGTTTATTGAGTTTCCTAATCCATTAAATCCACTTCGATAATTCCCTACATTCCTTTGAAATTCGCCGACACCTTCCTCTGCTTTTCTTACCCTTGTATCTAATTCCTTAAATTCATTGCTCAATGCCTTGTAAACTTTGCCACCATCACGCCCAACAAATGCAAGTTCTTTTAACTGCTTTTTTATTTCGGCTAATCTTGCGACACCTTGACGATACTCACCGTTTAAATTCTTTAATGCTTTTTCACTTGCATTATCAAGTTTGATCTTTTCGGCTTGGGTTTTTAAATTGGATTGCTCAGTTTTATTTTTTTGCTGCAGTAACTTTTCTTCTTCGGCTAATAATTTAACCGTTTGTTGTTCTATTTTTATTCTATCAATGCTTAGTTTCTCATTCGCTTTTAATAGAACATTTGTTTTTTCTAATTCAACATTTACCTTTTGAATGTCGGCAAATGATTTAGCTTGAAACGTGGCTACAAATTCACGCTGTGCTGAAATATTTTCTTTTATTTGTGTTTGTGTATCAGTGATAATTCTAAGGAACTCAGAAGCCCCTTTTTTGGCATCGTCAAAAACGCCATTTTCAAATAAATCATCTTTACGTAAAGCTGAACCTTCTGCCATTATTCTATTTTTACTAAATCACCAATATTAGTTTCAAAGTATATTTTTTCGGTTGTTTTCTGCTCAATAACATTACCTTCTAAATCTAAAAACAAAATGTATTTAGCGGGGTTTACTTGCTGAAAACCTCCGCTTGTTTTAAATACTTCTTTTGCGGTGTATTCTTTATCAATACATTTTCCGTATTGTTCTTTTTTACAAGAAGCAAAAAGCAAAATAATCATTGATAATTTAATCAGGCTGTTTAGAATTGTTTTCATTTAGTTTTTTTATGTAGGTGTAATATTCTTTTACGGTTGTTTCTTTATAATTTAGCTTCACTCCAATAAACTTTGTTAGGTGCAATTGCATTTCTTCTTTGGTTGTGCCTTTTTGTTCTTCTAATGCCTTTAATTCAATTTCCTTTACATTTACAAAGGTATTATAAAAAGTCGTTCCCTCAATTGCATTATCACATTTATACATTGCAATTTCTTGTTTTAACTGCAATATTTCTGCATAACTTTCACCAATTCCAAATTCATCAATTATCTGTTGCTGAATTGCTGTAAATGCTTTTTCAATGGCTTCTTTTGTACCTCCGTAAATTCCTTTTTTCTCAACAAGCCATTTAATTTCATTGGTTTCATTCAACTTAAAATAGTTGTGGACTGGCATTTCTGCAATGTTATCCCAAAACTTTGTTTTTAACATAACTTATTGCTTTAGGTTTTATTTTCTGAACTAATTCTGTTTTACTCTCTTCGTTTAATCCTACAACTTGACCCCAAGTAATTTGCAAATCTTCGCCATCTTTTATTGTGTTTGCGGTTAGTTTTAATTCGCCATTAAACAAAGCCCTAAATGTAGAATAAAAATAACCAGTATCTCTTAAAGTTACTCGGTCTGTTGGCTGTCTTTTTTCTTGCTTTAAATTGATAGTGAAAGAAGAATACCAATTGCCAAACCTTGCATAAATTGACCTCATTTTTTGGCCGAATGTATTTTCGCCTTTCTCATATAATTGCACTTGTGTATTTAGTCGAACCGCTTCTGCTTTAATCTCAGGTGTATTTACCACCTTTGAATAAATTTCTTGCTCATTCAAATTAATAACTTTTTTTGCAATTATTTCAGCGTTCCACATTAGCTATTTTCTCTAATCAATTTTTGATAGGCTTTTTGTATTTGTTTCCAAGCGTTTTTAGCATTGAAGTTTGGCAAATCTTTGAATCCTTTTATTCCTGGTTTACCATTCATAAACTCAGCTTCGGTAAGTTTCCCCATTGTATTAACTTCAAATTCGTATCCATCGCACTTGATGAATGTTCGAGGTAGGTTTTTCTCCATTACAATTGTTTTTGCAAATATAAATAAAAAAACCCTTACAAATTAATGCAAGGGTTAATTTAATAATTTAGATTCGATTAGGCAACCGTTCCAGTAGTTCCAATCATTGTTGAACCATCTAATCCGTTCTTCTTAACAAGTGGTTGTAATACATCCGCAACCGTTTGAGAAGTGTAGGTCAGTGTATAAGTTCCCGGAACTGTTGAACTCTCAGCAGCTACAACCGTAACATCTGCACCATCTGTATTGTTTCTAATTTTACTTGTGGCAGCCGCAACCGTTGAAACAAAGTCGGCAGTAACTAATCCAGGTATAGGATTATTAGTTACAATGTTTCCAAACTTAGAAAATACTTTCAATGTCATTACCGTTTGAGTAGTCGAAACAATTTCGCAATATACGTTCATTAATCCGCTAACAGAAGCCAAATTAATTCCAGTTATTGAACTCGCTGCAATCATTCTCAAATCTTCATCTTTTTCATCAACTCCCCATTCAAATTGCAACAACAATTTCTGAATAGTTGTGTCAGTAGTGAAAACCATTTTTGCATAGAAAGTGTTTGCATCAACTTCAATTGGGTACAATAAACCATTATTGTTTTTTACTTTTCCGAAAATAGATCCGTTATTGTCAATTATAAAAACTCCAAATGTTGAACATCTGTTAGCGTTTAATTGTGCCAATAACTCAGGGCCTTGTTTAAGGATTAATGCAGAAACATTTCTTATTCCTTGACGGATAAAGTATTTGCTTCCATCTTCAAAGGTTTCAAAAATTGCATCGGCTCTTTCTCCAGCAACGTTTTTAAGTGGTCCTGTTGGATACCATCTTTTAGAATCGTCAGATTGATTAATCAATGCAGTAAAATAAGCACTGTTTAATGTAGTTGTTGGGTCTATACTGTTTTCTGTTCCATCGTCAGCAACAAGTGGAACAAGGATATACTGCTTAGTAACCCCGAATATTGGAACACACGTTGGGGTTCCAGTATTTTGTAGCGAAACGCCACAATCGCAAAGTGTACTCATATTTTTATTTTTTTACGTTTTTTATTAATAATTATTTTTAATTGCAACATTCCATACATTTATTGAATGGTATTTGGATTTGTATTTCCACTCCGCTTATGTTGTCAGCGAATATTTGTTTAACCACTCCTAAATCTGTTTGAACTTTACCAAAATTTACATAGTCGTTTTCTGTAAATCTTAACTCGTTATCTGAATTTAGTTGTGAGTAGGCTTTAAGCGATTTAATAAACTCTGACCTTAAAGACTTCATTTGATTAATTGCATTTGTGTAATGATCGCCAGTTAGCCAATTTTTAGGCAAAGCATCTACCATAAAGTAAATAGCACAATCGCTTGTATAATCAACTGTATCCATGTCAGAAGCATAATTCTCAGGGCTAAATAAATGCAAATAAATAAAAGGCAATTTGCTATTTGATTGCATTGTTTTAACTAATTCTGCTGAGGTATCCATAAACGTTCCATAGTAGAAAAAAGGTGCAGCTAAATTAAAGATTCCTTTAACTGGCAAACTTGAACTTTTAACTGTTATTGAAACATTTTGAACTACTTCTGTAATTGTCAAAGAACTTAGCAATTTGCCAAACGTGGCCCACTTCGTATTAGTTGAATTTAGCTTATACTTTCCAGAACCTAAAACCTCCACCGAATCAACAACAATTGAAGTATCAATACTATCAATTACTATTTTTAAATGTTGGTTTGTCGTTAAGCCCATGAATTATATTTTTTGTAAACTCCTTTGTACGTTGGATAAATTGCCTCTTTATTTTTCTCAATATAAGCCTGAATCGCTTTGTAAGTTTCAATACATTTATTGTATTCGTTTATCAATGTAGAGTAACTCATTAAACTTGGATTACTTATTGTGCCTTGATTTTGAGTATTGCCTTGAATTGTGTTTGTTTGCGGTTGTGTTCTAACATAGAAAAAGTAAACCCATTTAACCAACATTTGTTTAATACCAATTGAATGGTACTGAACATCGTTAATCTCTTTGACAAATGGGTTAAATATTTCTTCATAAATTGGATCTTGTGGAACACCTCCCGATAAATCAGCTTCAAACAAATCAAACAACTCAATGCCTAACATCTCATACAATAATTTTTTTTCATTGGTATCAATAGCCAAATCCAACTGAGCAGTAGTGAAAACATCGGTAGCGATTGCATTTTCGCCACTTACAAAATCAGAAGTATTTATTATTAATCCCATTGATATTAAATTAGTTGTTTGCTACTAAGTAACCTTTAAGAGTGCAACTCATTGTTCCGGAACCAGTATAACTTAATCTGTAATAACGATAAGGTGAATCAGTAACAATTAACATTGAAGTTGATGTAGTAACGTTGGTAACTGACATTGTTGCGGCTGTTACATAAGAACTTGCAACCGTTACAAAATTAGTTCCATCTATTGACCCTTGCAATGTTACCGTACCTGCAGCAGTACCACTTAATTTAGTAACTACTGGCTGAAAAGATACACGTTCATAAAAACTATTAAGGGTGAACTCAACATAACCGGTTCCCGAATTTGTTATGGTATCAGAAGTCAAAGAATAATTAGATAACATTTGTTTGCCAATCTTATTATTATTTACCCCAGCACCCCAAAAGAAACCGCTAACTGTACTTGCTTGTGTGCCTCTACCAACAAATGCAATTCTATAATACATTGCTGGATTGAAAGTTTTTACAAATACTTTTGTATTGGTCGTTTGGTCTGCAATAGAAAGCGAATCTGTAATATCCATTTCGATATAATTTACTCCATCGTTCGAATATTGCAAGGTTGCTATTCCATCAGGCGTTCCAGTTCCTTTGGTAACTACTGCTTGAAAACTTACTGCTTCATAAAATATTGTTGGCACAATTGAAACATAAGTAGTTCCAGCGTTTGTTAAAGCTGCACCATTGTTTGTCATTGCCACATATTTAGAAGCAGATTGTGAAAACGTTGCGAATGTCAACAACATTAAACACATTGATAAAATTATTTTTTTCATTATTTCACTAATCCTTTAAAAGTTAATATTTCTGCTACATTTTTTGATACTTCAACAATCTGACCTACTTCTAAACCTTTGAAAGCAACGATTACTTCCACGTTTACAACGTCAGTAGATTGAGAAAACTCTACCGCCTCAACTGAGGCAGTAGTAGTTTCTTTTTTAGTTTGCTTTCCCATTATTAAGCAGTTTCTAAGGCAGCTATATCAGTTGCAAAAGTTCCTTTAACAAACGCTGTTCTGTTGTTGTTTTTAACAACCAAAGCACCTCTCCATTCTGCGATGATTGTACGTAAGTTTTTAGTCCAGTCGTTACCATCAAGGCCAATGTTTATCATGATGCCTTGCATTTGATAAAGCGTAGACAAATTGAAGTTTCCAATCATGTAAGTTCCGGCAGTTACTAATGTTGTTTCAATAATAGGAATGCCATCAAGTGTCATGTTTCCAGCAATGTAAATTAAACGTTCTACATAACGTCTGTCGGTGCTTGATACTTTCAATAATTTAAACGCTGTTACATCGGAAGGATTCATCAATATTGCATTTGGGGCTTCTTGATTTGCTAAAGCGATTTGATTTGCAGCGACCGTTAAAACATCGACTGAATTTGCATTGTCAACTGTTCCCGCAAAAGTGCCAGCAGCAAAAGCAGTCGCAACCGTTCTAACTCCATTTAATGCTGGAGCAGTTCCGTTACCTGAGTAAGCAGTGTCTTCAACATCTAATAGTAACAACCTCATTAATTCATTCCTGATTTCGCTTTCAATAAAGTCAATATCATCAAGCATTTCAGTTGAAACCTTTATAAATACAGTTCTTTTTACAACTGCTTGACTTGCTACTACCAAATCAAAGTCAGCTTGATTTTTAGTATCCCCCTCAGAAGTACCACCAGCACCCCCCTCTTTATTCGCTTGGTAAACCCAACTAATTATATTTGATGTTGCTGAACCTTTAGCAAATAAATCCATTAATCTAACCTTTCTTGTTGCAATAACATTTAATCCTGGTATTCTTTGCTCTACTGGAACATTGCCACCGCTAATATTAGTTGATTCCAACATTGTTCCAACGGTCTTAAAACTAAAACCTGCGGTACCAGCTTTTGATTTATCAACATCTTTCAATGCTGCTAAATTAGCTTTGTTTTCTTCAAGTGCTTTTCTAATGTCAGTAGCTTGTGCCATTAATGAATTAGATTGATTTTCTTTGTTAAGTTTTTCAATCGCTAATCCGTATTGTTTCAATGCTTGATTTAAAGCGGTCATTTGCTCTTTTCTTTCTTCAGCCAAAGATTCTTTAAGTTCCTTAATTTGATTTTCTAAGGCTTCCGTTGATTCCTTTTCCTTTTTCTCCAACAAGGTTTTCAACTCAGCTATTCCAGCTTCATTTTTTTTGTTGTAGTACTCAGCTAATTGCTCAGGTTCAGCAGTTTCAATAAACGTTTTCAACTCTTCGCCTTTCAATTCTTTGAATTTTCCATCTACCATAAAGGCCGGAATAACTGTTGCAATTGTCAATACTTGACCGATAACAGTTTCAGCATTTTGCGACTTTGAAAAGTCGGCACCAGCAAAACCGATAGCACAAAATAAGAATACAATTCCTATTACTATTCGGCTCATTGTTTGTTTTCTTTTAGCGAAGCCAATCTTCAATTTGTTGGCATTGCTGTTGTTGTAATTTAACTCTTTCATTTTTTCGAGTGTTTGTTTTTAGTTAATAATTAATTTTTTTAGGAAATCTTTGTTTTTTTGAAGTGATTTCTCGGCTTCTGATTTTTGAGTGCTATGTTGCGGCTCAATTTCTTTTGGTATTGTAATATCTAATGTCGGGGTTGCGTAGTTTGAACCTTTTAAAACTGCCGAACCCTCAATAATTTTAGCTTCTGTAACTGCAAAGAAATAACCTTCTTCGTCTGCTTTTTCTTTATTTGCAACCATTGGATAGTATTTATCCCAATTTGCTTTATCTTCTTGGTATCGTTTATCGTTTACATTCATGCACAAATAAATGTTTACATATCTCATTCCAACTGAATGTTCCTTAACCCAACCATTAATGTATTGGTTAAACATAAATTCGTTCCTATCCTTTGAAATTTCAGCATCAAAAATCAATGCTTCTGTTTCGCCTTGTAATTTCTCAAATCCCAACTTCTCCCAAGTGTATTTTTTTGTGTAGGCATTGATCGTGTCGCTAATTACTTTATCGAAATTCATTCTATGTTCTTGCAATAAGTAGAAATTTTTCATTTCATTTAGCGATTTTTTCCACAATCCTGGAATATGGCAGTCATCGTGTGAATCAATTAAATTGGTAGTGTTAATTACAACCTTTGCAGTAATTGTTTCAACATCTTCAGGCAAAGACACCTCTTTGTTTAATTCTTTAATCGTTTGGCCTTGTTTGTATTCAGTAGGCAAAGCATAAGCAACGCAGTCAGCGTGTTTAACCATCGACTTTTTAGAATCAATAATCAATTGCTTGTTCCTAAACAAGAAATCCC